CTGGTCCTGTTTACTTCTTTTGCTTCACGGCTCTTGGCATCGTTGGAAATGACCTTGTGATCGGTAGGAATGGTTTTCATTGCTGCCTTGATCATGTTGTTTTCTTCTTCGGTATAAGGATGATGTGTGTTGTATTTTTCAACCCAGCTGGCTTCAGGCATGTCCACTGCCTTGGTGCTGTGTCCATCAGCCAGTGCTGTGGCCATCATCAATCGATTCTGATGATACACACGGTCGTAGCCGCCCACGTCACGGCTTTTGGCCACTCGTCCCATGCCAGCATGGTGATCCGGATGCAGGTTACCAGGAGGTGTGCCGCCGTGTTCTACTATGATTTCTGTGATTTTCATTTCAGCAATGCCACTTTCTCAGCGCCAACGCCTTGCGGGTTGGTTTGCCATTGGGTTTCTTCATTGGGCCTTTGACGCCGCTCATTCTAGCACAAAAGCTCTTGCGACGCTTGGCCGCTTTGCTACCAGCTTTTAGTTTGCTAGGCTTGGTGGTCACTGCCATCTGCAGGTGACTACCAGGATGTTCTGCACGATAGCTAGCCACGCCTTTGCGATTCAAACCGCCCTTGGCACTCTTGCCAGCTTTGCGGTGCCATGCGGCACTTTCATTCAGCAGTGTTTCATCATCAAACGCTTCAAGGTCTTCCCAGATCTGTTCAGCGTCAACACCGCGCTGTTCTGCTAGACTTTCCACCATGTCTTCGATCATGTCAAACTGTGCTTCAGCATCTTCTTCCATGGCCTTCCGGAAACCTTTGCCAGGTTCCCAACCAGCGATGGGCTTGCACTTGCACGAATTACCAGGGCACTTGCAGTCCTTCATGCCACACTGCATGCAACGGCCTTTGTTGTCGCTTTCTTCAATGCTTTCGTTGGGCACACAGTTGCGTACCTGTCCGCCATTCCGGCCCTTCTTGGTGCCTTCGGCATGGTGTCCGGGCCAGCACTTGGTGTAGCCGTTTGAATCTTTGGCGCCTTTTTTGATCTCATTGATGTTGCCATGTGTTTGGCACATGCCACAGTCTTCGCAGACCATTTCCATCATGTCATGGCTTTCGTTGTGCTTTTTCTTGCCAGCACAATGAGCTCGTTGGCTGAAGCCTTTGGGGTGAGAACAGTTGATACTGCTCTTGTATTTTTGGCTCCACTTTTCTGTAATGATTTCTGTTATCTTCATAGTAGTACTTATCCTATAACCCATGTCAGAGGCTCTGCACCGTCCATGTAACGCTTGAGTTCTTCCTCAAGTGCTTCCATTTCAGCTTTGGCTTCACCTTTGAGTGCGGCACCATTCAGTTGTGTGCCGCCTTGTGGTCCTGCAATCTGCGCAAACTTTTCTCTAGCTTGACCAATGATGTCTTTGCAAACTGCCAAGGCATAGTCCTGTATCCAAGGCAGTACCCTACGATCATTGAACAGCATCCAGTCTGGTTTGTGATTGTAGACCTGTAGCAACACAGTTTCTGTTGACTGATTCTGTGCATTGGATTCGTCTGGAGACCATATCCTGGTCTGTGTGAGTTCAAATCCTGTCACTGACAGGGTTGGCAGTGTGGCCACGGATGTCACTGTGAATGTTCTGTACTGTGCATCATGTGACTGCACCACATAGGAATTGTTGTAGGTATTGAACACACAGTTGATGATGTTGACCTGGCTGCCGGTTGTGACACCAACCCAGGGATCCTGCATGGTAAACGTGATAGTACTGCCTGGTGCTGTGCCGCTGGCAGTGAGGCTGGTCATGCGGCGATAGCTCTGTCCTGTTTCTGGCATCTTGCGCACCAGGACCAGTCGCTTGGTCACAGGGTTCCAGGTAAAGTTCATGTAGCCACCAAACATGACCATGGCCAGTTTCTGATAGCTGGCAAACAGTTCATAGTTGGTAAGTCCCCCCACACGGCCTGCGACCAACATGTAGGTGTTGAGATAACCCGATGCAAATGGTTCAAACTGGCTGGCTGTGGTTCCTGTCACACTTCCAATACCACGGCGGTAGATCTGTTTCACCGTCATGATTTCATGTGGCAGGATGTATTCTTGTGTTTCGGGCAAGAGATCTAGGAACACATAGCTTTCTTCTTCTGCACCTTGGCTACGCTGGCGGTAGCGTTGTAGCGCACGATCAATAGCAATGCGATAGTGTCCTGGATCCAGTTCCACGTCTACAATGCCGTCGCCCAGACGCAGGCGTATGTAGTCAGTGATCTGATTGCGCAGTAGCTCTTGGCTGGGATAGTTGTCTTCGTTGTAGGCAATAGGGCCCGGGCCGCCTAGGCTGGCAGGCTGTATGGATCCAGAACCTTTGAGCCCAGGCTTGATCTGGACTGAAGGTGGAACTCCGTTTGCGTTTAGATTGTAGCTTTCGCTGTTGTCTGTATCTATTGCCATTTTGGTATCCTGTTTGAGTATTTAGCCCAAACAGGATACAGGCCTAGGTTCAGCTGATGGCTCTTAGCAGGAGCACATCTGCATTGATACGTCCGTTTAGCAGGGTTTCCGTGGCTTTGATGCCTTCCATGAACTTGCGCAGTTGGATCTTGCCCGACTTCATAAACTCTGCCAGTTGCTGTTCGGGCTTGCGCAAGGTCTTGCTCACGCTCTTTTTCTCGTCAAAGCCCACGATGCTGGCACCCTTGACGTTGAGCGCACCCGAGTACTGATCCGTCACGTACTTGCCCAGCTTGCGTGTCTTGGTGTTGTAAACCCACAGCTCTGTAGCTGACAAGATGTCCACTGGGTTGATACTGACCAGTTTGAGTGCTGGCGCTTCTTTGCAGTACTTGAGCTTGCCGACCAGCTTTTCCTTGCTGGGGCTCTTTTTCACACGAGCCTTGCGAGTGGTCTTCTTGGTCTGTGCATAGCGGTCGCAGTCTTCCAACACTGCATTCAAAAATGTGTAATGGCGCTTGTAGTCACGTGCCTTATATTTGGCATAGGCTTCTGTGAGCTGTTCATCTGTGCCTGCCTGCGCTTCTTCCAGTTCAATCTTGTAGCGTTCAAAGTGATTGCGGATTTTGCCCACCATAGCCTGCGGTGTGATCATGGCAGTCAAGTGCTCGTAGGTCTTGGGCTTGAGCTCAGCACCTTCGATCACTTCATCATACCAGGCATCCATTTCGCCCACGATCTCGCCAAACTTTTCGTTCAAACGATCCTGGATGGTGGGCTTGTATGGCGTGGCAGTTGTTGTTTCTTTGGGAGTGACTGTGTTTGCTTCCAGGTCTTCTTCATTGTAGCTGTCAAACTTGTCCACCACTTCACGCATGCCAGCTTCCACAAACTTGATCGAACGCTCGCGCCAGGGCATGCCCACACGATGTGCCGCTACCAGTTTGCATGCGGTGGGCGACACCCAGCGGCTTTTGATGATCTTGCTGAGATCATCTTTGCTGATCTTGAAGTAGGTCTGCTCCTGCAACCACTTGACCAAGTCCGGCTTGAGATCTTTCACGGTATAGTGATAGTTGTAGTAATACAAGCTCTTGGCAAGATAGTGATCAAATTCCTCATCCGACATGGCAGCCGCACGGGCTGTGTCCCACTGTGGTTCTGATCCTGTGTACTTTTCATCATGCAGATGCGCACGGCGCACTCGCACGGGCTTTTTCTTGGGGGCCTGTAGCAGGCTCTTCTTTTTGACAGTCTTTGCAGGTGTGGCTTTTTCAGCAGTGGCCATACACATACTCCTTAAACTTGTGAATATTCCATATTATATAGCATTTGGATCCGTTTGTCAACCATGTGCTAAATGGGCTAGCATGAGCCATTTTTCGTACTCGTCTATGGCCTGCTCAATTTGGGCCAGCAATTCCTGCTGTCTGGGTGTGGAATCTCGCTTGGTTTGTCGCATGCGCACTTCTTCTCTGCCCAATTGGTCCACTAGCCCGGTCACGTTGCCCAGCATGCGAGCCAGATCTTTGCGAGTGTTGACCGGAGCCGAGTGCATCTGCGACACATACGGGCTGGAAACATTATTCCAATCTGTGCTTTTTTGGACTCTCATTGGTGTAGTGTAACAGGTTGTCTTGCCAGTGTCAATCTAGGTAAATATCACAATAAGGACAGAAAAATGCCGCGTTTAAGCCTTTGGAAAGACGGAGCACACAGCAACGATTACAAATTCTTTGATCGCAGGATCAGTGAAATGTTTACCATTGGCGGCACAGGTGTGTTCCTGCACAAGTATCTTGGATCAGACAACCAAAAACCCGGAACTGATCTCACACAACCAAAATACTCATCACAGAGCGAAAAGAACATACAGGACCTGTTGTTCTTGGAAAACCGTGACAGGATATATGACACCAGCGTGTACAGCATGCGTGGCATCTATACCCTGCAGGACCAGGACTTTGATCTGCGCCAGTTTGGTATCTTCCTGGCACAGGGCACCACGTTCATGACATTCCATCTCAATGACATGGTCAAGATGGTTGGTCGCAAGATCATGAGCGGCGATGTGCTGGAACTGGTACACCTCAAAGAGTTTGATTCATTGGATGAATCTATTCCTGTGGCCATACAGCGTTTTTATTCTGTCACAGATGCCAGCCGCCCAGCTGAGGGATTTTCTGCCACCTGGTGGCCACACCTTTGGCGAGTGAAACTACAGCCACTGGTAGACAGCCAAGAGTACAAGAGCCTGCTGAACAATGTGTCAGCCAACACTGATCCGTTTGCCAATGCCAGCCCAGTGGGCGACATCATCAGCACCTATAACAAATACATGGACATCAACGCTGCCGTGATCGGGCAAGCAGAAATTGAAGTTCCAAAATCCGGTTATGACACCACCAAATTCTATGTGGAGCCTTCCATCAATGGTCAGCCAGCTGATCCAACAGGTGTAAACGTGGCCAACGGCAACCTCAAGGTCAGCAGTGGTACCATCACAGCAGACGAAGGTCGTGCCACACCAACCAAGAAGATAGACGGCTACCTGGTAGGCGACGGCACCGGGCCCAATGGACTCAGTGTAAGCATGGGCGTGGCATTTCCCTACAATCCTGTGTCAGGCGACTATTTTCTCAGACTGGACTATGTGCCCAACAGACTGTTCCGTTTTGATGGCTATCGTTGGGTCAAGGTCGAAGATGCTGTGCGCACCAATCTCACACCAGGTGCTGACGACAACCAAAGCAGGAACTATCAGTATGTGAACAACACTGCCACATTCACTGACCTGCAGGGCAATGTACATCCACAACGACAAAGCCTGAGCAAGGCACTAAGACCCGAGGCAGATAACTAATGGCTGTACAATTCTTCTACGACAATCAGATTCGTCGTTTCCTGTTGCAATTCAACCGCATGCTCAGCAACTTCCAGGTGGAGTTTGGCACTAGAGATCCCAACACCGGCAAGCTGGCCCTGCAGACTGTGCCTGTGTACTATGGTGATGCCAGCCGCCAAGCATCGGTCATACTCAAGAACAACTCAGAAAACACGCTGAACACAGTGCCAGCCATGGCATTTTACATATCTGCTTTGCAGTATGATCGCCAGCGTGTGCAGGATCCCAGCTACATAGGCAAGATGCAGATACGTGAGCGCAAGGCAGATCCGCAAACAGGCATGCTGTTGCATGAGCAAGGCGATTCCTACAGCATAGAACGTCCCATGCCCATTCCCTATCTCATGACCATCAAACTGGACATATGGACATCCAACACTGAACAGAAACTGCAACTGATCGAGCAGATATCTCCGCTGTTCAACCCCAGCCTTGAGATACAGAGCACAGACAACTACATCGACTGGTCCAGCTTGACCTGGGTGCTGTTGACTGACATGCAGTGGAGCAGTAGAACAGTGCCTGTTGGACAGGAAGATCCCATAGATATAGCCACCATGACATTTGAGATGCCTATATGGCTTGCACCGCCCAGCAGAGTTTCCAGGATGGGTGTTATACAAAAAGTGGTTGCCAACATCTATGACGGCACTGGGCAGTTGACCAATGATGTGTTTGATGTGAATTCTATCCTGAGCCGCAGGATACTGCAACTGCTGGGCTATGGTGTGGCCCTGCAAGGCAACCGACTACAGTTGGTCAGATACCAAGACGCAGTTGATCCTGCCACCAATGATTTGAATTCCACCAATATTGTCATTTCCAGCCGCAGTGTCTGGCGAGACATCATCAACGAGTACGGAGTGCTTTCTCCAGGACTCACACAGGTACGATTGGAACAGCCCAATGGAGCAGAAGTGATTGGCACTGTGGCATTTGATCCCACAGATGAAACTCAACTGCTGTTCAATGTCATATCAGATACCTTGCCTGTGAACACCCTGCAGGCCATAAACAGCGTGATTGATCCGTTCAAGGTCAATGTCAACAGCCTGTTGATTAACCAGGACGGCAGTTACAAGGTACAAACAGGCACACGATTCCTGATCCTGGAGCCCATCAACAGCATCAACAACACACAATTCAGTCCTGCATGGACACCAAATGGTCACCCATTGGTGGCACATGCCAACGACATCATACAGTATGATGGTACCAAGTGGTTTGTTTCATTTGACAGCACCATCAATAGCAGTATACAATATGTTACCAACATGACCACCAATATACAACTGCGTTGGGACACTGAATTCAATCAATGGGTAAAAAGCTATGAAGGCGTGTATCGAGAAGACAGATGGAGTCTAGTACTATAGAAAGCTGTGGAGCACTGATATACAGCAGGAATTCCCACAGGTATTTGTTTTTGTTGCGCAACAACAGCAAGCACAGAAACAGCTGGGGCATCGTTGGCGGCAAGGTTGATCCAGGCGAAACTGTGCCACAGGCCTTGAACAGAGAAATACTGGAAGAGCTGGGCGGCATAATCGACGGTGCCAAGATACGCCCAATTGAAAAATTCACCAGCGAAAGCGAAAACTTTGTTTATCACACATTCCACATCGTGGTTGATGAAGAGTTCATACCTGTGCTAAATCACGAACACTCTGGCTACTGCTGGGTGCCGCTGGAAAACTATCCCAAGCCCTTGCACCCAGGCGTGTGGAGATCTTTCAAATTTGATGCTGTGATTGATCGTATCAAAACGATAGAAAAGCTGGCCTAGGTTGTGCCCAGGTCTGCTTCAAGGATGAATTCGCGGAAACTGATCTGCCTGAAATTGTCCAGTGCGCTCCATTCCGGAGGGCATTTCCAACTGTTGGTAGTACACACCCTGACAAACTCCACATCCGAATAGGTGGCCATGACCATGAGCTGTGACTTGATCCAGTAGGTGTCTGTGTAGTGTTGGTCAGCTGGTCCATAGGCATTGGTGCCAGCATACATGTTGTTGTTGTAGTTGTCGCCTGCTTGGCCATCAAACGACAGCATGTAGATTTTTTCATGTCCATCAAA